AGAAACTGCAGATTATTCGGCAATTACTACATGGGGAATATTCACGCCTCACGAATCAGGGCCTGATGCCATTATGTTAATTGATGCAATAAAAGGTAAATATGATTTTCCAGAATTAAAAATGGTGGCTCTCGATCAGTATAAATATTGGCAACCTGAAACTGTAATCATTGAAGCTAAAGCTAGTGGACAAAGTTTATTACAAGAATTTAGAAGAATGGGAATTCCTGTTATGGATTACACTCCAGGAAGAGGACAAGATAAACATTCAAGAGTTAATGCTTGTGCACCAATATTTGAGTCGGAACAAGTTTGGTATCCTAGAGATGAACATTTTGCTCAAGAAGTTATAGAAGAATGTGCAGCATTTCCTCATGGTGAGTATGACGATTATGTGGACAGCACTACTCAGGCTATGTTAAGATATCGGCAAGGTTCTTTTATAACAACTTATTCTGACGAGGATGAGGTTCAAAGTTATAAAGAACGTAAATACGTATATTATTAAAAGGAGAAAAGACATGTCAAGAAAAAGAAAAATGGCTGCAGCTTTACTTGGTGCAGCTGCTCTAGCATCCATGAGGGGACCACAAGGTATAACTCCGATGGAAAGAAGAGACATCCAAAAAACAAAATCTCGTAAGAAATTTAGAACTACAGATTCTGGTGCAGAAACTATGGTCGGTAGTAAAATTCCAATGAGTGTTGATAGAGATGCACTTCCAAGAGAGATAAAAGAAAAAGCTGATAAGATCAAAAGTGATAATACAAAAATAAGAAAAAAAGTTGAAAAAAGAAGAGACGATGGAGATTTATCACCAACTATGCCTAAAAGAAAAAATCAAATATCTTCGGATTTTGGTTTAAATTTAATGGGTGGAGCAAAGGCTGGTAAAATGGTAAAAGCTCGTGGTGGCGGAATGGCGAGAATGAAACCTACTAAATTATATTAATGGCTGAAATAGATAAAGTTATTGAAGAGGAGATTGAAACTCCTGACACTGAAGAAGTAGATGTTGAATTAGAATCTGAAACTGAAGCTACTCCCATTGAGGAATTAGCAGATGCAGCAGATCAATTTTATAAAAACATTGCAGAAGACATGTCAGATGAAGTTCTTCAGAGAATGTCTAATCAATTACTTGACGATTATAAAAAAGATAGAGTTTCAAGAAAAGATTGGGAGTCTTCTTATACTAGTAATTTAGATCTATTAGGAATCAGGCAAACAGAAATGACTAGACCTTTTAAAGGGTCAGCATCAGTAACACACCCTCTTTTGTCTGAGGCAGTCACACAATTTCAAGCACAAGCATACAAAGAATTACTTCCATCTTCAGGACCAGTAAGAACTAGAGTTTTGGGGATGGAGGATGATGCTAAAATAAATCAAGCTCAACGTGTTCAAGATTTTATGAATTATATGATCACTGAGGAGATGGAGGAGTATACTCCAGAGTTTGATCAATTATTATTTTATTTAGCTTTAGCTGGATCAGCATTTAAAAAAGTTTATTACGATGAAGTGATGCAAAGAGCTGTATCAAAATTTATACCAGCTGAAGATTTAGTGGTTCCATATTATTCAACTGATTTAATGGATTGTGAAAGAATTACTCATGTTATTAAAATGGGTGAAAATGAAATATTAAAAAAACAACAAGCAGGGTTTTATAGAGATGTTGAACTTAAACCAAAATCTACTGGTCCAACTGAAATAGAAAAAAAATATCAAGAGTTAGAAGGTATAACTCCTTCAGCTGACAAACAATATTCTTTTTCAATTTTAGAAATGCATGTTGATTGTAACTTAGAAGAATTTGAAATGCAGAATCCTGATAAACAAATTAAAGTTCCTTACATTGTAACGATTGATGAAGGTTCAGGACAAATTTTATCTATTTATCGTAATTATGATTTGAATGATGATACTAAAAAACGTAAGGAATATTTTGTACATTTTAAATTTTTACCTGGTTTAGGGTTTTATGGCTTTGGATTAACACATATGATAGGTGGTTTAAGTAGAACTGCTACACAATCTTTAAGACAATTGCTTGATGCAGGTACTTTATCTAACTTACCAGCAGGATTTAAGAGCAGAGGCATAAGAATTCGTGACGATGATCAACCATTTCAGCCAGGAGAGTTTAGAGATGTAGATGCACCTGGAGGAAATATCAAAGATCAGTTTCAGATTTTACCATTTAAGGAACCATCAGCTACATTATACCAACTAATGGGGTTTGTTGTACAAGCTGGACAGAAATTTGCAGCTATAACTAACATGGATACAGGTAATGATTTACAAAATAGAGCTGTTGGTACCACTGTTTCACTCTTAGAACGTGGTTCGAGAGTCATGAGTGCTATACACAAGAGATGTTACTACTCAATGAGAAGAGAATTTAGACTTTTATCAAAAGTTTTTGCAACATATCTACCACCAATCTACCCATATTCAGTATATGGAGCTGATCAAGCAGTAAAACAAACAGATTTTGATGATAGAGTGGACGTAATACCAGTTGCCGACCCAAATATCATGAGTATGGCCCAAAGAGTGACATTAGCAAACGAAAATTTAAAAATTGCTATGTCAAATCCTATGATGCACAACTTGAGAGAGGCATATCGTAGAGTATATGAAGCATTGGGGACCCAAGACATAGATCAAATTTTAAAACCTATGGAAAAACCAGTTCCAAAAGACCCAGCAACAGAAAATATGGAAGTATTGATGATGAAACCGTTAAAAGCTTTTCCAGAACAAGATCACGATGCACATATAAACGCACATAGAGCTTTTATGTCTACAAGAATGGTGCAAATTAATCCACAAGTTTACACTGCATTACAAGCACACATATCAGAACACGTTTCTTTGAAAGCACAAGGAGAAGTTGGTGCTTTAATAGCTGATGATCCAAGATTACAAATGAGATTACAGACAGATCCTCAAGGTGCACAAATAGAAATGAATTCAATGATTGCAGCCAGAGTTGCAGAATTAACTATGGAGCTAGCACAAAGCGAAGCTTTAGGTCAACAAAAAGATCCTTTAGTAATGCTTAAACAAAGAGAGTTAGATTTAAGAGCTATGGATATGCAACGTAAATCTGACGAATCTATGATGAATATGGATATTAAAGAAAATCAAATAGAAGAACAATTAGACATTGAAAAAATGAAAGTTGAAAATAATGAGGATCAAGCAAAAGAAAGAATTAGAATTGCTGAAGAAAAATTAGAAATAGCAAGAAGTAGGAAAAAATAATGGCAGACCCAACTAAAGGTACTGGTAAAAAACCTAAAGGTTCAGATAGGAGATTGTATACAGATGAGAATCCTAAAGATACTGTTAGTATTAAGTTTGCGACTCCTGATGATGCTCGTGCGACTGTTACAAAAGTTAAAAAGATATCTAAACCATTTGCAAGAAAAATACAAATATTAACTGTTATGGAGCAACGTGCTAAAGTTATGAATAAAAATGAAGTTGTTAAAATTGCTAAAAAAGCAAAAGAAGATTTAAGAAAGAAATTTACATGATTAAAAAACCAAAAGGATATAGAGGCGGGGATGCTGCAAAATCTGACAGTGCTTCAGGAAGAAGCGCAGGAAGAGCTAATGAGGGAAGTGTAGATCGAAGTGCAGTTGGACAAGGTTCACAATATAGATCAAATGTAAATAAAAAAGCAATAAGTGACATGAGAAAAGGTTTAAGAGAAACTATTTCTCCAAGCACGACCAGACAAAATAGAATTGGAGCTCTTATGGCTGG